CGCCGGCCAAGTCTTGCCGGGTACCAGGAAAACTTCCTTGCCTCGGCAGAGGCCGTCAGGGACGCCGGCCAAGTCTTGCCGGGTACCAGGAAAACTTCCTTGCCTCGGCAGAGGCCGTCAGGGACGCCGGCTGAACATCTCAAAAGCCCGTACCCGGCAAACTTCGCAGGCGGCCGTAGCCGCCCCGTAGCCGCCCCGCAGCCGTCTCGGGGCCTATCGTTTTGATGCTGGAGGGGGGGGCGAGCATTTCAAATTCATTTCAGATTTTCCCCTACATCTTTGCCTCCGAATTTTATGAACAACAAAATGAAGAATCAGATGAAAAAGTTGATGTTTATGGCGTGCTTAGTGCTTTTCGCGCTGACAGCCTGTGCAGACGACGATCTGCCGATCCGTACGAACCAGTTGCCACGCAACGCACAACAGTTCCTGACCCAGTATTTCCGCGGTGTAGAGGTTTCGTATGCCAAGCAAGACGATGAAGGCTTCGACAAGAGCTATGAGGTCGTGTTTGTTGATGGGAATAAGGTAGAATTTCGGAGGGATGGCGAGTGGAAGGAGGTCGACTGCCGTTACGGACGAGTTCCCGACGCTATCGTGCCCCGCGCCATCCTCGACTTTGTACGCCAGCATTATGCCGGCCAGTATATTCGTAAGATCGAGCGCGATCGCCACGGCTATGAAGTCAAGCTCACCAGCGGGTTAGAGCTTAAGTTCGACCGTAACGGTCGCTTCCGCAAGATCGATTGAGGCACGATGTCTATGTGATGGAGCTCCCTTTTACCCTGAGATAAAGGGAACGCCTGATACTTTTTTAATACGCTAAAGACCTCTCCCGAACCTGCATGACAGGTCAGGGGAGAGGTCTTTTTTTGCGTTCGGGAATAGCCTAATCGTCGTTCGCAGGGGGGCGCGGGGTCGTTATTCGGAGGTGCCGAAGCGCGAGGTATCGAGGGCGGGGGCTTTCGTGGGCTTATATCCCCGCAAGCGATAGATGAAGGTGAGCGTCAGGGCGCGTGTGTCGGGCACGACATACATGCGGAGCTGTTGCGTGGCGTAGTCGGTACGCAAGCGGGGCGACCAGGTGGCAAAAACGTCGTCGGCCTGGAGACGCAAGTCGGCCGCGCCCCGTGCGACGGTCCATTTCAGGCCCGTATCGAGGCGCCAGAGGCCGTTGATGTTGGCTATACCCTGCATGCTCGGGGTGATAGCCGATGCGTTTAGCTCAAGAGTGAGGTGATGGCCGAGATGAAAGGTGTTGTCGAGGCGAGCATAGAGGATCATGCGGCGACGGTCGAACGTGAGGTTGTGGAAATGACTATGCCGGACGTGATCGGTCGATGCGTTGAGGACGAGACGGCTCTGCACGTTGCGTAAGGGGTGTATGGGGACGACGAGATTGACCCCCAAGGTGCGCTTGTAGTCAAAGTTTGTGCTTTGATAGATCAGCGCGGGGCGATCGGTGGCTTGATAGGGGAGTTGCACGGAATAACCGGGCATACGAGTGGCGTAGAGCGTGAAAATGAACTTCCCGCTGATGATGTAGCTCAGGCGACTGGCGTAAGAGCGATAGGGGCGGAGGAGCGGATTGCCGTGAACCTCAGCGTAGGCGTTGAGGAAGGTTTTCCCGCCGTGACTCTCCCAGTAAGCGGGATATACCTTGTCTGACGTGAGGGAGGCTTGCAGGATTTGACCGGGGGACAAGGCCCACGTGACGCTAAATTCGGGGAAGAGGGTACGGTCGTGCGTGTTGGCGAACCGATAATCCTCGCCGGTGAGGGACGCCGAGAGGGAGAAGTTGGATGTGAGCGCGAACTCGGTGCCCAGATAGAGGCGGGCGGTGCGTTCGGTCAGGCGATTATCGATGTCCGGAAGGTATGGGCCGGCAGCGTTGTCGGAGGTATATCGCTGTGCGCTGTGGTCCGTTGCGTAGAGGTATTCGGCGCCATAATTCACTTTCAAGGCCTTGCTGAGCGGGTGAGACTGGTCCACAAATACGCGCAGGCGATCAATTTTTTGAGCATTGCGGGTTGTCAAGTCGATCGAGGTATGACTGAGCGTGTTTTCGTAGGCAAAATGTTGCTGCAGGCGCTCTTCGTAGCGCGTGTATTCGGCGCCAAGATGTAGGCCGAACCCTGTGCTGAGGTCGAGGAGGGCGTTATGGAGCTGCGTGGGCCGTTCGTTCGAAGTGCGACTATGCGAAAGGCCGAGCGATCCCGCTGCGATTCGCTCGGAGCGACGTCCGGTGACGAGTCGGGTGGTATAGACCAGCCCGAGACGGCTTTGCTTGGAGAGCTGGAGGTCTGTTTCCATGCGAATGAGATGCGTCTGGGCGCGATGGGTGCTTCTGTCTTGCTGCGTGACGGCCTGATGGCGGTTGTGATAGAAATGATCGGCGTCAATGTCGAGTCCGCCGCGGGTGTGGCTGGCTTCGGACGAAGCGTTGAGACGCAGCATCCAGCGCGGGGCGGTGCGGACGAGCGCGGCGCCGAGGGTATAGTTGGCGTAATGCCGCTGCGCATAGTCGGCATTGATCTGTCCCTGCCATCCGCCGTCTTTCCCGGTGGCGTCGCGGGTGACAAGGAGGATGGCGGCCCCGCGAACGTGGTATTGCGGAGGGGCACTATACATCACCTCGGCCGAGCGGATGTCACGGGCAGGGATCCCACGGAGCACGGTCCGAAGAGCCTCGCCGGAGAGAGACGTCTTGCGGCCATCGATCAAAATAGCCAGGCTGGGGGCGCCGGCCAACGTGAGGGCATCACCCTCATCGCGCACACCGGGAAGTAGCAGCAGTGCCTCATAGGCATTGGCGGCCACGCGACCCGCGATCAGGCGGGGCACATCGTAAATGATCCGTCCGCCGGATAGCCTCGCGATGGGGCGCTCCCCTCGGACGACGATTTCAGGCATCGCCTGCGCACGCTCGGTCAGTCGGACCGCGATTTCGTCGGCTTGCTCTCGGTGGACGGTCTGCTCGTGCGTCTCGTAGGCTATGTGCTGCACGATGAGGCGGTACGTGGCGCGGTCGTTAGGGGCTGCATCGATGTGAAAGACCCCGATGGAGTCCGTGATGGCGGAGGTTACATAGCTGGAGTCGGCCGTTTGCAGGATGATGGCGGCTTGCGCCACGGGTCGGCCGTCACTGTCGGTGACGCGACCGCCAAGCCGCATTTGTGCATCGGCTCCGTGCGTGATCAGCAGGGCCGCAAGGAGGGTCAGGAGGGTAAAAATCGTTCTCATGATGAATCGTTTGATGGGTGTGAATCTTTTTCGCGGCAAAGGTGAGGGAGCTATTCGAGCTGGATGCTTATCGCCGACTTACGAAGTCTTACTTAGTCTTATCGGCCCCCAGTCGCTGCGCTCGGGAGGCCTATTTTTGTCGGTGAGATGGCAGTCGGACGTGTTTCAAATGCTTCGGAGAACTTTTTGGCGTTTGCGGGAACCCCGCAAGCATTTCCAAAGCTACTTTGGCCGTTACCACATGCTATCAATGACATTCTCTACGGATAAGGGAACCTCATTCTTTTGTCGAACTCACATTATCTACGATGGACATCCGAAAATTCAAACGCGCCGTGACCGCCATCCTCTTGGGCATTACTGCGCTCTTCGTCTTCAACCTTTTTTATCTCAAGGGACTCGCTGATGCGCTGCACGACGAGGCCGCACGCATCGTGATGGCTTGTGTCGAGAGCGCCGATAGCAAGGAGTTACAACTGCGTCTGCAAAAACGCCGCGCCGATCCGAGCGTGAAGCACAGTGCGATCCTGATTGAGAAGAAAAAAGACAACGACTCCATCGTGACGATGCGTAATGCTTCGATCGGAGAGAAGCGTACCACGGTGGTGACGGTCGTTCCTGCGGAATCGCCTTACATCGAGCTTGAGCAACTGGCTCGCGAGGTGCGCACGTCTATCCATCAACAGTTGGACGCTTCGTATCCCGTCGATCTTCAGGCCTTGGATAGCTTGATAGACGCCGAACTCCGCGTCCGCGGCATGGCGCTCCGTGTGTTTCGTACTGAAATCGTGGACGAACGGACCGGACACGTCTTGCAAGCCTCCTTTCCGCACAGCATGAAGCGCCCGACCTTCAAGCATGTGGCGGTTTACTCGTTCAATCCGGAGCGGCACTACGTGTACCGTGTCTTTCTCCCATCTCTTACGGGCGTCATCGTTCGCCAGATGGCTGGGATCCTGTTTTCGACCCTGCTCCTTATGGTCTTGCTGGCGCTGTCTTTTCGTTTCCTGATTCGCACCGTGATGCAGCAGCGCACACTCGAGGAGATGAAGGATGACTTGACGAATAATATGACGCACGAGCTGAAGACGCCCATTGCAGCCGCGTATTCCGCCGTCGACGCGCTCCTGAACTATCGCCAAGGGGAGGATCCCTCCAAACGCGCGCAGTATTTGCAGCTGTGCCTCGATCAACTCTCCCATTTGAGCGGATTGGTGGAGCAAATTCTGGATATGAGCCTCGAAAGAAGGCGTAAGCAGGAACTGCACCGCGAGCCTGTCTCCATCCGCGCGCTATTTGAACGGCTGACCCGGCTGTATAGCCTCCGTGCCGGCCGTCCCGTGCACTTCCGCACGGAGGTAGCACCTGACGATCTGACCTTTCAGGCCGACCCCGAGCAGCTGGGTCATGCCATCGGCAATTTGATAGACAACGCCATCAAGTATTCCCCCGGCGAGCCGGAAATAACCCTCTGGGCCGGGTGTGAGGGTGCTTTTTACGTGGTCACGGTGAGCGATCGCGGCTGTGGCATCCCCTCGGCTTCGCTCGGTCGGATCTTCGATAAGTTCTATCGTGTTCCCGCTGGTGATCTTCACAATGTGAAGGGCTATGGGCTTGGTCTTTACCACGTCCGGCAGATCGTTGAGCGCCACGGAGGGCGAATCACCGTGTCGCCTCGACCTCGTGGCGGCTCAATCTTCAAAATACAGATCCCGAGATATAATCCGCCAATCAAAAAGTACAAAAACGGGACGTGTTTTTCGCGCCCCGTTTTTTGTATCCCTTTCACACCTCGAAAGGGGGTATTTTCACCCCTTTTGATCGTCTACTTTACTTCTTGGAAGGTCGTCGAGTAGGTCAGATTGAACACGACGATCTTATTGCTGCGTGTCTGCATTGTGGCACGGCTGCGGCTGAGGGTGGAAACCGTATCGCCCAGCGTCTCACCTTGGAGGGCATCGTGTAGCTTTTCCACCGTGTCGAGCATTTGCAGGGCCATGTCGCGCACCTTTTCATGGGCGTGGTTGTGCGTTTCGCCAGCCGGCGGAAAGGCCACGCGTAGGGTGATGTCGGCCATTACTAATTGCGTATTCTCTTCCACGGCGAGGTCACGGCAATTCGTGTAGTCGATGCTCAGCAGACAGCAAGGCCATTCCACGGGCGGGCGTTCGCCGGATGCGCTCAGCTGACCGCGGTCGAAGTCTATAAAACGAATCTCGGGCACACATTGCCCGATTCGGTCGCATAAAGCGATAAACAGTTCCTTATTCATTGCCTCTATTCTATTACAGTATGCCATCAATGGCCTCGTCGAGACGCTTTTTGATGCGGTCTGCCATGTCTCGAGAATAGCCCATGAATTGCCGCTTGGGGATATTCATGTGACGCGTGTGCGCCTTTACCGTGCCCGGGGCGTCGCCGGCATCCGCCTTTTTCTTATTCGCTTTGCCCTTCGTGCTGCGCACGTAGGACTGTATAGCCACATCCCCCTCGAACCCCTCATTGTGCACTTGTGCGTAGGGCACTTGGGCATTACCGGCTGAGATGACGACCTTATCCGGCCCCACGTAGGCGGGACGGATACTATTCATCAGATTACCGCTTTGCACCAATAGGGAGCCGCTCTTTTTCGGTCTGCCTGGTATCCACGGAGATCCATCGAACCCTTTCACTGCAAAGCGCTCTTTGTAATACTCTACGGCTGTCTCTGACACAATGGCAGGCGCAGTGCTCAAAATCTTTTCCGGTAACGCCTTCAAATAATTCTTGAACTCATCTATATCCATATTCTGTTCCCTGTTTCGTTGTATATTTGCATCGAAGTTTGCAGCCACGGTTAAGGCCTAAGGTCAACACCTCGGGGATGTAAGGGGGTTCAGGCCGACTGTAACAGCTACAGCGCGAGATGCAAATCAATCCCCAATAAGCCGGAGCAATCCGGCTTATTTTGTTTTCGGGGCTTTCTTAATCAGCAACCCGCGACGCACATTCTTATCCCTTAGTACATACCACGATTTTAGCATCAGCTTCGCTCGTTCAACTTTTCCAATCACGGCGATCGCCTCATCTTTGTAGTATTTGATCATTATGTAATTGTTGACTGCCCTCACATGGTTGTTCCTATCTTTTCGATCTCGACCAAGCCACACTTCATCAGGCGCATCAGCTACTTCCCGGATGGTATTCAAAAACTCAGTGCGGAAAGCCCGTTTCTTTACTGTATCTGTAGAGTGCGCAGTAAACGCCTTCTTTGTCATCTGCCACACACGGCCGACATAGTCTTTCACTTTCAACAGTTCCATGCCGGCCTCAATGACTTTATTCGCATCAAACCATTCTTCCGGTGATCCTTTGTATTTGGGCACCTCTTTTTTTGCTTCCTCTTTTAACACATCGATCGATTCCTCAACGCCCCATTCCTCTGGGGTGATCTGCTCGATCGTCTTATCCGGCATATCCATGAAGTTTTGGATATACATTTGATTCGCTGTAAATACTTCGGCCTCATTCGCTCGATTGATGCCGAATCCCTGTGTCTCGCACCGTTTCCATTCGGGCGATTCAAGGTATTCGTCGCATTGCGCGCGCATGCCCTCTATATCTAATTCGACTGCCTCATGCCTCATTTTGGGGGTAATGTAGCAACGGCAGTTCCACCCGTTGGGTGGCATAATCTTTTGCCAGCGTGGATCATTGACCGGCAGGATTAGCCCCTCTAAGACTTGGTGCTCCTGCCTTACACGGTTATCTCCCACGGTACGGTATTCCCAAAAGGGGAACACGTTCGTTTGCGCCATAAGGCGCCGGTAGGTGCTTACCGATTCGGCCACGGATACGGCCGTATTGTACTCCGTGCGCAGCCATTGCTCATTGTAGACCTTTAGCAGCGCTCTGGCCTTCTTCCTGAAATCGCTGTAGCCCTTGCTCTCGCGGAACAGACGGTTTAACTCACTCACCTCGGCCAGTGTTTTGGCGGCTGAGAAATGAAACAGGTTTTGCTCCAAGGCGGTGATGTAAGCATCATCGTTGGCATTGTAGACAAAGCCACTATCAGCCAGACGGACGTCCGCGCGGCGATAGCCCTTGTGGGTGTAGGCAAACAGGTCGGCACTGAAATAAGCGCGGCCCTTTGTCTCAATCGTCTGTCGGATCAGGGCATCCGCAAGCGTGGCCTCCGAGAGTGTGAGGATGTCGGATGTCGCCCGGCCGTATGACCGGGCGGGGACGAAAAAATCGAACAACCGGGTAAAGAAATTGCCGCGGTCGCGATCCGCATGTTTCACTTTGCTACTTGTCGGCGAATCTTCCTCCGCTGCCTTTTTGTCAGGCTCTGGGGCATCTGCCTTGCCTTCGTCGAGGTCAGCTTCCTCGTCCGTTTCTTCTTCCTCACTGTCCCCCTCAGGCACGCTAAAGAGCGGCTGCGCCTGTCGGCGGGCAATAGGCTCGCCGGGTTCGGGTAGAGGGATGTTGTACTTTTCATGCAGGTAGCTCTGCGGGATGGGTAGGATGTCCGAGAGTTGGATGATCTCGGGCACCTCGAGCTCGCGATCAAAAGCTCTTGCTCTTTCTTTTGAATACGGTAAGGTCTCTTGGTTGCGGAGCGCCGCCTGCTCCCTCTTCTTTTCCCCACCCTTGATGCAAGAAGGAGCAAAAGAAGATTAAGGGCTGAGCGCCTGCTGTTGCCCGGTAGCGCCTCTTTGCTGGCTTACCTGCCTTGTTGCCCCCCCTTTTCTTCCCTTGATGGAAGAAAAGGGGCAAAAGAAGATCAAGGGCCGGACGCGCTTCGCTCGTCATTGAGGGCGTTCTGCGGGGCTGAAATCCGGCAACTCGCTCCGCTGGCGCGGAGCTCAAACACTCCGGATTTCTGTCGCCCCGCCTCACTGCTCATGACGGCTCACCGCGCATAGGCCCGGGGAGGCCTGACGGCAGACAGTATACTCCACACTCTGCATGTACCCGGTAAGGTTCACCGGCGGCCTTGAGACGCCCGTCGGAGGCGTTCATCGTGCCCTGCGCATCACGGTTTGCAGCTTCGTCTCCGCTACTGCGTCATGCCGCTGATGGCGCTCGATACCCGGTTCACGACCGAGGTCACGGTGGTTGCGGAGCGCCGCCTGCTCCCTCTCCTTTTCCCCTCTCTTGATGCAAGAAAAGGAGTAAAAGAAGATCAAGGGCTGGGTATGCTCTCTAAAGCCTTCGAGCCCGGACGCCTTGCACTTCATCCATTTATGAGATACCCTGAGCCATACGCAGTGCGGAGCGCCACGCGGCCACAAAAGTGGACGGTGCGTACCACGGGCTGCACGATGATCTGCGTAGAGATGGGGCCAGCGGCGGCCTGTTTATGCTTCGTTTTATTGCTCATTAAATGGCGTTTAATCGGTGTTTAATCAGTGTTGAATTGTTGAGAGCTTCGCCCCTGTTTATTTGTTGAGTTGTTTATCTGCCCCAACACCTAAACAGGCCAAAGGCCTAAACAACTCAACAGCATTAATAATGCTGGCCGCGTTTGGGATTGCTGCCAAAGTGGATCTTTCCGATCGGCGACTCATTGCCGGGCTCAGCGGTGCGCGGGGGTAGGTCTGGCGAGAGATCGCCCTTTTGCACAAGCCGGAGCCACGCGATAGCGCTATCGTAGCGCTTTTCGCGCAGTTCCATATCGATAGCATTCCCGAGGTTCACAAAGTGCCACACGGCAATGTCTTTGACAAATAGCAGCAACAGCGCATTGCGCGCCTCACCCTCAGCTGAGAAAATGGCAGCCGTGTCGAAGTCATGCAAGTAGCTTTTGGCCTCGGCAATGGCAGCATCGATGGCAGCCACGGGTATGGCCTCCGTGTCGCGGCTAATGACGGCCACCGTCTCGTCATGCAGGTGGGTATAAAGTTCGTCGACGGTCAGAAACATGGGGGGGAAGAAATGAAAAACGAAAGGTGAAAAACTAAGCCTGCCCGGCGCTCAGCTGGGCGATGATTTCGCGTTCGCGGTCGGAAATCGCCCACGTCACGCTGGCAGCCTTTTCGGCTTTAGGGCGGTCGGCCTCACGAAGGGCTTCTTCCATGCGGCCGGCTTGTCGGTCAGACAGCAAAAAGCCACCGCCGTAGATGCCTCTTTTCGATGCTTGCTGGCTGTCCAGACGGCGGACAAACGTGGCCTCATTGCGAGGGATTGAGAGCGCTACGCCGTGGCTGGCGCAGCGGGCCAGATCGGAGAATGTCAGCAAATGCGAGGGGTAGCTATAACGCGGCAAAGGATCTTTGCTACGCGCAGCAGCGGTGAGACGTTCGTAAAGATCGGGCACGGACATAGCCAGCACGTCGCCGAATAGGTTGCTGGCAAAAGAGGTGCGCACCGCGGCGCCGTTCTCATAAATCACATCCGCGCCGCAAACGAGGCGTGTGTAGGGCGCATCGAGACCCAAAATCGTCTTATGCTGAGCGAACAGGAAGAAGCGTACGCCACGCTCTAAGTACCACCGTACGATCTCGGCGAAAATCGAAAACGGCGGATTGTCCACCACGATGCACCCATCAGGATATTCCACTTCGCGGTAATCCGTATCCGGCCAAAAGGGGCGTACGATCTGGGCGCCGGAGAGGTCGACCTGTTCGCCGAGCCAGCCGCGCACGATATCGTACACCTCGGGTGGCGTGTAGCAATCGTCGGAGGTGCGTTTGCGCTCAAATTTGGCCACAAAGGCCTCATAATCGTCTTGCCTCTTTTTCATATCGTATTCCTTTTACAGCACCGCCGCGATGCGCTTCAGCTTCACCCAGTGGGGGAAGTCGCTCTCGCTGTAATACTTCACCTCGCGCCGCTCGAAGTCCACGGCTTCGATGGAGTACTCGCGGCCGTCTGTAAGGCGCACCACATGACGGCGCGTGAAGGCTATGCTGTCGAACTCTTCGGCGCTCATTGGGCTTGCTCTTCAAAGGTGATGCTATGCAGCCGGCGTAGCCACCCGCGGCGATACTTCATGCTCCGGGGGCGGCGTCGGCAGACCTCGTCAATGAATTCTTCCCGGGCGCGCATGATGCGGTCGAAGAGTTCGCGCTGCGGTGTGTAGGTGTTCACGGCGCGGAGCGTCTCGGGGCCCACACGGCCGTCCACGCGTACGCCCAGGAGGCGCTGCGGGATGCGCACACCGGGCCAGCCCGAGGCCCAGACCCAGTCTACGAGCAGCTCGGCGATCGATTGGTTTACGATGTGATCCGCCTGCCAGCGATCCCAGTAGAGCGTCCGCAGGATGTCCCACCACTCCTCGTCCGAGATGCCGCGCAGGCGCTCCACCGTGGGGCGCGGATAGCCCCGGAGGCGGCAATAGTGTTCATACGTGGCGATCGTCACGCCGCGCATCGTGGGGCCGCCCGGATCGTCCTGATCGTTAGCGAAGCCGCCCTCAAAGCGCCGGATAAAGGCGCCTAATCTGTGTATATCTGCCATTTGTTGGTTGTTGAATCGTTTATTTGTTGGGTTGTTGAGGGGGCGGTTGGTGGCCGTGCAAGGTGTCATCCGCCTTCTTCCGTAGAATCTCGGCGAGGTTATCCGTCCCAAGGGCTTCAATCACGGCTTGCACGATAGCCTCAGAGCGGCGGCGGGTCTTTTCGTCGGCCTTTTCGCGTACGCTGAGAATCTCGATGATGCAGAGAAAGACACTCATCAGACAGGTGATGACGGGCAACCCCACGATGGGGTGCAGCTTCATCAATACAAACAGATGCGAGAAATGCAGCATGTAGTCGATCATGGTCGCAATGACCACGGC